AAGTACATCACCGAGCGAACGCAGCTGATAGTCAAATACGCAACCGCTGCCGACGTCAGCCGATCGGTTCGCGCCACCTACGGCGACAACGATGCGAACGAGGGCGACGTCATCGATCAATGGGCCAAGTGCGATCTGCTGATACTTGACGAGTTGGGGGTCAAGAACGCGACCGACTACGACCGTTCGTTGCTGTTCGAGATCATCGACAAGCGGTATCAGGAGCGTTTGCCGACCGTGGTGATCTCGAATCTCAAGATCGCAGAGATAGGCCCGGC